GGGATATGGATAGACGAAGACATCAGATACCCCAAGCACCTGAAGGAATGGCAAGACCGACTCACTGACGAAGAGGGGTGGTTCATTTGGTCGGTGTGGCCGCACAATCAGAACGATGCACTGGTGAAGTTGCTCGATCGTGCCGACGCTGCTGTCGAAGAGGACGAGCCTCAAATCAGATCCTTCCGTTTGGCCATGACCGAGAACCCGTTCATCACGGAAAAGGGGAAGCGGGAATCCCTTGGCCGAATGGATAGCGCCGACGAAATCGCAAGGCGAAACTACGGCGACCTAATGACCGACACCTATGCGATGTACTCGATCCATGTGGACTCGCATTTCATTCAGTCGAAAGACACGAAGACCGACAAGTTTACGCCGACATTCGCGAAGGTTTACGACCTATGGAAGACATCGGGGAAGTTTCCCAGAACGTGGACCAGATACCTTGCGATCGACCCATCGAATACGAGGACTGCGGTTTTAAGTTTCGTGATCCCTCCCCAAGAAGACGCTCGCGTCTACTACGGATCGATGGCCATTGTCGAATGGGAACTGGTGGTCAAGAAGTTCTCTGCCCGAATGCTTGCAGAGGAGCTTGCAAGAAAGTGTTCTGGTGAAACATACGAGGCGTTCATCATGGACCAGATGGCGGGAAGAATGACAACAATCGGACGAGATGATACGACTTTTCAAGCGTATGAAAAAGAATTTAAGAAGGTGAAATTATATGCACGATCGTCGGGGCATGGATTTATCCCCGGTTGCAATGTTCCATCGCAACGCTACCGCATCGTTCGTGATATGCTTTCAATTCAACCGGACTCGCAATGCCCCATGCTGATTGTCGTAGAGAGTCAGTGCCCGGAAACTCGGAAAGAATTTACGACGTACCGGAAGAAAGTCATGGAGCAGGCAGACGGAGAGGTTATCCTAGATCAGCCGAGCAATCCCAGGACACACGACTGCATGGCCGCACTAGAATACGGCTGTGCTTACCTGTATCCCCTGATGATGCAAGGCGCAGCGTACATAGATCCGTCACTGAACCGCGCAAACGGAAGCGGTATTTACCAGAAGGCGATGGGACTCCTGAAGAAACTATCGGCAGGAGACTCAGAGTTTGTTCACCTTGGACCCGGAGCATTCGACGATGCCACTCGATGAAAGTCATCTGCAACCCTACCGACTTCAGCTTGAAGGGTACAAGGAGACGGCAAAGAATCCTCTCCCAACCCCTCCAGTCGGATCTTCCGTCGCTTGGTACAGCAACGGCAAGAAGGATGATCCCGAACGAGAACATGCGGCAATCGTCACGAAGATTCAAGACTCAGGTAAGATTTCGCTGATCGTCTTCCGTCCAAACGCAATGCCGATCCACAAGACCGGCGTGTACTTTCACGAACATCAGTCTCACGCAAAGCCAAGCAATGCCGAGACAATGACCAACGGATGCTGGGATTACCCGAAGTTCTCGAAGGTTCCCAAAGAGCATTACGACTACCACCTCAAACAGTTGAGTGCCCGCATGGAGGCTGTCCAGCAACAGATCCAGACGCTCAGTCAAACGCTGAAAGAGCCAGTCAAAGCATAGGTAAAGCACGATGGATTACTCGGTTATCGAGTCCGAGTTCTTCCGGCCCATGCACACCGCTTGGCTGGCGAAGCTAGACTGCGCAGAAGCAGCACGCAAAGACTGGAAAGAAGTCTCCGACGAATGCCTGATGTTTTACGGGAAGTCTGCCGCTGCCATGTGGAGCGACGACTACTCGAAGAAATTCTGGAAAGGTGTCAAGGCTCCCAAGTTTCGCATCACGGTCAACAAGGCGTTTGAACTTGTTGCCATCTTCGGGCCCTCTCTGTTGTGGGAAAACCCTTTCCGAAATGTGGTGCCGAGAAAGAAGCAGCGATTCGATCTGGACGATCTCGTCTCTGACCCGAACATGCTTCAGTTCTATCAGCAGCTTCAAGAGCAGCAGGATTCCTTTGAGTCAACCGATCGAGTCACTGCACAACTGATGCAGACATGGCTGAACTACACCGTTCGGGAGATTCCCGGAGGTGGGCTGGTTCGGCAGTGCGAAAAAGCCACAACCAACGCTCTAATCAAGGGGCGTGGAATCATAGTGGCAAGGCCGTACATCACCCCAGGAAGCAACAAAGTTATCACCGGGGGATTCAATCTCGACCCAGAAGATTTGCTGATTGACCCAGACGCAAAGAGCCTGGACGACGCGAAGTGGATCGCAATCCGCCATGTTGATCCGTACTGGGAAGTCGAGCGACGATTCCAGTTGCCGAAGGATACTCTCAAGGAAAAGGCTACCCTCGAAAGTCTATGGCGATACTCCGAAGCGTTTGCCGTCAGTGGCAGAGGGACCGCCGACCGCAAGGCTGGAAAGGGACGCGACCTAGTTGTCTGGTACGAGATCCTTTCCAAGATGGGTGCGGGTTGCCGAAACTGCGGAATGGTTGACGGAATCCAGCAGCAGCTTGAGGAAATCGTAGGCCAGTACGCCTACATTGCAATCTGCGATAGCGTTCCCTGGCCTCTGAACTGTCCGTCCGATCGACTTCGGGACGGCATGACGAACGAAGAAGTTCAGCAAGCGTTCTCTTGGCCAATCCAGTCATGGAAGGATAGTCGCTGGCCAATGGAAGTCATCGACTTCTACCCAGACCCAACCTCGCCTTGGCCAATGCCTCCACTCCAGCCTGCAATGGGGGAACTGAAGCTCCTGAACTTCCTGATCCCCTGGCTGTGCAATCGGGTGTGGAGTTCTTCGAGAGACTTCTGGGCAGTTCCAAGGCAGTACCTAGACGACTACCGAGAAACGATCCTGAAGGGAGAGGACCAGTCGATACTTGCAGTTCCTCCTGGGGTGGACGATGTTCGCAAGTCCCTTCAGATTCTTCAGCAGCCTGAGACTCGCGGCGACCTCCTGAGAATCATTGAGTTCGTGTCGATGCAGTTCGACAAGAGAACCGGCTTGATGGCCACGGCCTACGGTGGCAACGAAGGCGGCACGCAGAACAGGACGGCAGAGGAAACCATTGCCAAGCAGAGGGCGATTGGCATTCGTCCTGAGTACATGCAGAAGCAAGTGGTGAAGTGGCAGTCAGACTTTGCCTCCCTCGAAGCGTTCATCACGAAGACATTCGTGACCAGTGCCGACGTTGACGAATTGCTTGGACCTCTTGGTGCAAGACTTTGGCAAGACTTCATCGAAGGGCAGAGCGACGAGAAGATCACTCGCCAGTACGAGTACACCATCGAAGCCAACTCGATCCGCAGACCGAACCGCGACCGGGATGTAATAAACTTCCAGCAGGCGATGAATATCTGGATGCCGGTTATGCAGCAGTACGGTGCAAGCTCTGGCGACTACGAGCCAATGAATGCACTGATGCGGAAGTGGGCCGAGTATCACGATGCCGACCTGGACGATGCCATGATTCCAGAGAAGCCAGAGCCGGACCCAGAAGAACAGCAGATGCAGCAGCAGCAACAGATGCTCGCCATGCAGAAGGACGAAGCTACGATTGCAAAGCTCCAAGGCGAGGCCCAGCGAGCCGCCGCGATGGCACAGATGCAAGGGCAGGCCGACCCGACGGCAGACCAGCAAATGCGACTGATGATGGCACAGCAGGAAGCACAACTCAAACTCGGACAGAAACAACAGGAGTTTGAGCAGAAGACCGCACAAGACGTTGAGCGGTTCAACATCGAAATGATAAAGAAGGCGCTCTCAACATGACAGCAGCTTGGATTCAGGACGAAGAAGACGAATGCGTTCACGAAGCCATTGTCGCTAAGTACCCGGACTGGGCTGGCTACATCGATCTTCTCATCATCCCTCCCGATTGGAGCGAGGTGGTCGAGGAGTTTCCAGAGTGCGGCCGTAGTTCGCTGAAGTCTTACGAACATCGGGTCACAAGCTACGGCATCCCATGCTTGGCTCTTTACGTCAAGATGCGGCGAGAGGGCACTGCCCACAAGTTCGCTGAAATGGTGGCGACCCAGGCGGGTCCGGTTCTATCAACCGACGACACGTTCTTTGCAGGGTTCGGGACAGTCTACGATCAGTTCCAGAGCCAGAAGCACCTGAAGCGGTATGTCGATGCTGCGAAGAAGCAGGGATTCACCCCAGGCGTCAACGACGTTTACATGCCTGGACTCGCACAGAGGCCGGGAGATCCTGCCGCTTGGGTGAGTCGAGCGCAGGGGAGAGGGTACATTCGCAGGCTGCTCGAATCACGAGGGTATGAGTGCAACGGAAAGCTATCCGAGATCGTTGCTCGACCACCCGAAGATGATCCTCTCGCTCCCAAGAACTGCAAGCCACTTGGCGAGGATATTATCCGAAGGAACATCGCGAAGTACCAAGCGGCAGATCCAACCCTACGGAACAAAAGCCGCAGGGAATTGCGGGAAATGGTTATCGAAAAGCACAGTCACAAGATTCAATAGGAGGCATCATGCCAATCAGCAAACGAACACGACGCATCTTTGCCACTGGACTTGCAAACAGAGCGGCGGCTAACAAGATTTGCGACATCGCTGACGCAGGAACCACAGGGACCGCCGTTCCAGCCGGAACACGAAGGGCCTTGACCATTGCAATCGGAAATGCCAAAGAGGCTGACACGATTGCCGACTGCTGCGAAACAGGCGCAGCCATCCCAGCGAATTGTCGAACTGCCCTTGCGGTAGTAATGGGCAATCGAGGTGCGGCAAACGAACTTGTCACTGCGATCAATGCGATTGCGTGAGAGCTTACGGCATGGCTACAGAAGGGACTATCATGCAGCCTGAGAATCTACCAGTACCACCAAGCGACAGTTCTGGATTGATGAACTGGGTTCTTGGAATCCTTGCCAGTGCCCTTGCCGCGATGTGGAAGGTACGCGAAGGCGAGAACAGCAAGAAAATCAAAAGCCTTGAGGATGCAGTTGCCTCATGCGCTGAAGAACACAAGAAGTCCACCAGGGAAATCATCGAACTCACTTCGGAAGTGGGATACATGAAGGGCAGGCTTGAGGAAATCGAGCAGAAAATAGCCTAGAGGATGCGATGGATTTACGGAAACTTGTAGAAGAACTGCGTGACCCTGCATACTCCTCAATGACTGACCAGGATGCAGCAAGCGCGATAAATGCAAAGCTGATCCCAGTTCGTATGTTGATTGACCTGGGCGATCTGAAAGTGGCCTTGAGCCGCAGGATGCTGCTCGCTCGGTTGGAGTTGATGGCGTGGGACGCAGCGATACCGATCGACGTTCGGGCATTGTGTCTGACCGTAGTTCGCTATGTAGATGATTCCGGTGGGCGCTTGGAAAAAATTGATCCAGATGATCCAGGCTTTGTTCAGATGGTCGAAAGCCTTGTGGGGCTTGGGCACGCAACCCCAGAGGTGGCAGGCGAAATCAACGAGCTAGGATGGAAGTTGCTGCCGTGGCCGCAGGCGAACGGACTCCCGGAAATAGGCGTGGGATTCGTGCGCAATGCGAGGAAAGAAATAGGGGGCTGATATGGCTGCTGGAGACATCAAGCTAATCTACGGTACTGCATTTGATTTGACGATTACGCTTGCATCTTTGGCGAGCGATGCCAACCTGTTGACTGGCCGAGAGTCGGCATTGATTGATCTTTCAACCGACGGATGGGAAGACTTTTTAATTTCTGGCAAGATCACCACGGCTGGTACGCCAACAGCAAATCGATCGATCCAGCTTTTCGGTATCGCATCTTACGACGGCACAAGCTGGCCTGATGTTTTTGTTGGTTCCGATGGTGGTCGAACAATTTCAAGCAATCTAATCAAGCCTTATGTTTGCGGTGCTTTGACAGAAATTGCCACAGATGCAACAGCAAGAACCTATCATTTTTCCGGGTTGTCCTTGCGATCGGCATTCCGTTCTCTAGTAGGACTCCCTCCGAAGCTGTCCCTGTTTGCAACTCACTCTACCGGTGTCGCTCTAAGTTCTACTGCTGGAGATCACCTAATTCGCATTCAGCCGATTCGTAGGCAGGTTGCACAGTCATGACGACTCGCGGATTAGTTCGAGCGTTTTCGATGCAAGACCCCTCTGGCTGGGGCATAAAAGACGTATGGCGTGAAGACTTACGAATGCGACTTGTTGATATGGACCCAGCGACCGACTGGGTTGCCGATGGATCTTCGTATTGTCTCGACTTTGATGGCTCAAACGACTATGCAACAATCATAGGTACTCAAGTCGAAGGAGCGATGGCAGCAAATAAAACAGTATCTATGTCTCTTTGGTGCAAGACCAACGACACCACAACTGGATTCAGAGGAATTTTTGGTCTTTCAAGTTCAACTTCAAACAACCCTTACTGGATTATAGGGTCTCAAAATGCTGGACGACCTATTCGCTTAGTCGTTCGAGCCGATGGCGGAACTGGTACTCTCATAGTCCAGGGATCCGTTGCAACCAATGCAAATATCTGGACTCACGTTTACGTCTCCCAGTCAACGTCATCGGTGCGAATTTACGTCAACGGTCGGCTTGACATTGAAACGGCAGACACTGTGGCAAGAACAATGACACTGAACCGTGTGTCATTAGGTGCTTATGCTCGCGTTTCTGCTGCAAATTTTTATCTCGGAAGGCTCAGCGATTGCAGGCTCTATAACGTCACCCATACTCCAGACGAAATTATGGGGCTGTATCTTCGCGGGCGGAACGCAGACCTGTTTCCGATAGACGACACTGGATTTTTCAAGTTTGCAGCAGGCCCATCATTTAGGGCAGCCTGGGCATCACGGCGACCAACTTTGATTGGTGGAGGGCTTCGGTAATGTACGCACGAAACAATGCAACCCCTAGACCAATTAGTGTTGGAGCAGTTGTCCAGATTAGCGACGGTGCGGTCCAGACTTCGGGTGCATCGGTTGAGGTGTCGAAGGATGGGGGTGCGTTTTCTGCTGGTGGCGGAACTCTTGCGGTTAGCAACGGAATTCACTCTTACACGCCAACGCAGGGCGAGACTGATTGCGATTCGCTCAGGATTAACGTCTACAAGACTGGCTGCATACCCGCGACCGCTCAAGCGGTGTTCAGTGCGTCTAGTTCCTTCGGCTACGCTGGGACCGATCAGAGCAAGATCGCCAATCCAACCGCAATCGTAAGCCTCGAAAATACATCAATCAAATCCGTGACTGATGCAGGAACTCTAACAGCAGCATACGACGCAGCAAAAACAGCAGCGTCACAGACCAGCGTAGACGGCAAGCCGACGCTGGTTCAAATCGAAGGATCTACGATTCTTGCCAAGGAAGCGACATCTTCGTCGATCCTCACGGCAATCCAGAATCTCAACAACCTATCAGCAAAGATCAACATCTTTGGCTCTCCGCTTTTGGAGATTCCAGATTCGTCCTCGAACGTCTATGCCTTCACGGTTTTGGTGAAAGACGACGAAGACAAGCTCGTGAATCTTGACGCAAGCCCGACTATCGCAGCGGCCAATGCCGCAGGAACAAGCCGCTCTGCGAACCTGTCGGCAGTCTCCAACCCATCTACCGGGCGCTACACATTCACATACACCGTGGCTAGCACACATGCGGCTGAGAGCCTAAGGATCACCGTCTCAGGAACAGTCTCAACAGAAGGCCGATACATCGAATGGATCGGTGCAGTCGTAGACTACGACACGCTGACAACGCTACTCCAGGTGAAAGCAAAGACGGACTTGATACCTTCTGACATTGGAAGCGTAATCGTTTCGGATAGCAGCAACCGAGAAGTCAAGGTTACTGGATCAAAGCACATCGCCTGCGATCTCCACGAAATACAGCCAGCAGTCATTGAGTCTACACACTTTGCTGCGACGTTCGTTCAGGACATGGGGATTGCCTTACAGTCAACCGCGACTTCGATTCTCACCGGAGTCAACCAGCTTACGTCAAGGATCACGGCAAACCTGTTCTCTGGCATCACCTACTTGAGCCGATGGCTTGGAGCAATCGCTGGCAAGACGGCAGACTCGGCGACCAGAGCAGAGATCAACGCGACCACAGCAGGGGCGGCGTACAACGAAACGACCGATTCGCTCCAGGCAATCCGCGATCGTGGCGACGAGGCTTGGGTGACTGGATCGGGTGGCGGTGGAGGTGGAGGTGCGAGCGGTGCGGGAACATACCCATCCCTCCAAGTTCCTCCGTATCCTCTGGCGATCTACATGACGAGCGATCTATTCACCTATGCCGATATTGTTCAGCGACTCCGGGACAAGAGGGGCTTGGCTGGAAGCACTCGCGAAATGCACATGCTGAAGATTGCAGTGCAGGACGCACTCACGGAACTCGCGGGACGATCGACATGGAGGCACTACAATCGCAGGGCATCGGTAACGACCAAGGCAGTCTCCTACCACACGGCCTCCTACGACGCTTCGACGATGGTTATGTCCATCGCCACAGGAACATGGCCGACCGACGCGCAGTACGGCGAGGTGGTCTACGACAACCAGCGTTACAAAGTTGCGTCAAGGCTCACAGATACCACGCTGCTCATTCATTCAGCCACGGCACCAGCGGCGAACTTCACAAGCAAAGCCGTCACCTGGATGCAGGCGAGCTATGCCTTGCCGTTCATGATCCGGGAAATCAGGTCGGTGATTGACGAGGACGCATATAGGCCACTGGTTTACATGAGTCCATCCGATGCGGTTCGCCATCGAAAGCTGGCACGAACCACAGGGCAGACGCTCAGATACACCCTGCGATCGAGCGAGAATTACATGGGCCTCAAGGAGATCGAGTTCAGCCCAGTCCCAGCCCAGGCGACTCGCTTTGAGATTGCGATGATCGTCAGGCCCAGGCCGTTCAAGACTTACGAACTGACCGGGACCGACGGAGCATACACCACCAGCACCAAGACATTCACCTCTGCCACGGCAGCGTTCGAGGCAAATCATGTCGGGTGCATACTTAGAATCTCCGCAAGCGCCACCCTCCCAAGGGGAAGGACAATCTTCGACGAGGCGAGAGTTGACTTCGCCATCCAGACGTTCATCACGGAAGTCGTCTCTGCTACCGAAGTCAAGGTTTCGTCATCGTTCACGGCAACCGCAAGCGGAAAGGGATACACTGTCAGCGATCCAGCAGACCTCGACCCAACCACAATGCTTGCCGCCCTGGAAGCCTTGTCATGGGAAAAATACTGCATCAATCACGAGCAGGCCGTCGAGCTTCTTCCCACCGCCAGGGCGCTTGCCACACAGGAATTTGACCGGGGAATCGCCGCTGATTCCGCAGATTCCAACCAGAACGAAAGTGCGATCTGCTACGATGTTGACACGTTTGAGGACTTTGAGCCGAACGTGGATGTGATGGGAGGCCAGTGATGGGGTCCACCGACCGGCACCTAGCGCACGCCAACCGTATCGTCGAAATCCTCAAGACGATCACTTGGCCAGACGGAATCAAAGCCGACGAGGTTCGCCGATCGGAGGATGTATTCAGCGCATCCTCTCCTGGCAGGGGGATTCATGTCATCGTCAACGAGGAAGACTTCGGCATCGGAGTTTCCAACAAGACAGACGTTCGATACAAATGCACAGTTGTACGGGTGATACCCGTATCAACCCACCAAAGAGACAGCCTGAACTACCGCTCTCAGTTCCGCATATTGGTGAGGCAGTACCTCAATGACTTGCGGATAATGACGGACGGTTCTTGCGAAATCATCACGAAAGTTAAGCCGAGCCAAATGCGGTTCCCCAGAGAATGGAGAAAGTCGCTGGACGTTTCGGCAATGGAAGTCACCACCCTGATACGGGAAGTTTTGTAGGAGAGACGCAATGACTGGATGTGCAGCAGTCGGAAGCCTTGCGGTCATGCTGGTCATGCCGCGAACCAACACCACAGATGCAGACCCGACGTTCAACGCATCGTCGGAAATCTATCCGTTTCTGTACGAGGATGTGAAGGCAGTCCGCAAGCGGGTGTCAAGCAATCTGATTACCGGATCAGGCTCCCAGTATTCTTCAAGATCCACCAAGGCAAGCTACGTCCCGCAGGGACCGATCGGCTTGCAGCTTGGACCGGCAGAACTCGACAAGTGGCTACCAAGGATTCTCGGAGCAGACGAATCAAGCAACGTCTTTGCCATCTCGGAATCGATCAAGCTATTTGACATGATGATCTATCGGGACAACGGCGTATTCTACTACCGCAACTGCGTAGTAGCCGCTGCCCTGTTCCAGTCGAAGTCGGCGGACGGAGGGGACGAAGAAGAAATCCTAAACACCCAGCTTCGCATCATCGCACGCGAAGAGGATCTCACGAAGTCGTGGCCGGGAACAATTCCGACACACTTTGACGGGGAGGACTACGCCCCATACACCCACGGCCAGCATCGATTCTCAATCAACGGGACTGCCTACAACTCGATGGAGACTTCCATCCTCATTGACACCGGAATCCAGGCACGCACGCGAAACAGCCTGACTCCCAACTGCGTGTTCAAGACTCGCCGCAGGATTCGGGCAATGATTACGGCACCGTTCACAACCGGGGCATGGTCAGCCGCACAGAGCCTCTACGACGCCGCCGACGACGTTCGGCTGCGATGGGAGACTGGGACAGGCGTTTCGGACGAAGCCCTTCAGTTCGACTTCCCTCTCATGTTCAACACCCAGGAGCCTCCCACGGCCAAGGGCCACGGAGAAATGCCGCTCCAATTCATGCTCGAAGCACAGGCCAGCGCGTCAGGAAATGAACTCAGCGTAACCAACATTAGCTAGGATTATGGCAGCACCTAAGCGGAAGATGACACCGGCCCAGGTGAAGAAGGCCGCGAACGAAGCGCTCAAGATTCTATCCAATGACGCCAAGTTCGCGATCGGCCAAAAGCTCACCTCGACCGAAGCTACGATCCCCAAGATTCCAAAGGCGAAGGTAACGACGCCCGACACAATGGAATCGGATCTTTCGTTTTCCGCCTTCGCCTCTCAGGTCGATCTTTCCGCAGACAAAGAACAGTCCAAAAGACTTTCGGAAGCCGTCACCGAAATCACGACTGACCAAGTTACTGACAATTTGTCAGTTAAAATAGGCAAGGAGCCACAGGCGTCAGGCATGGAGGCCGACGCCACAAGGGACACGACTCCGACGATCTTTTCAAAGCCTCTTGAGGTTCTGAAGCCGTCAGAACTGGAGGGACCGAAACCCCTCCCTGAGACGCCTATCGCGGCGGTCACTGAGGCGGTAGCGACGGCGATGCCACTGGACCTGGAGGAAGGTCAGGGCGTCCAGGCCGAGCCGCAGGACGAGCCGTTTATCATTGGGGAGGAGGAGCCGGTAGACGAGGGGCCACAAGAACCTTCAGGGCCTCCTCAGCCTGGGGCACCGATTGACATCGGGCCAACTCCGTTCTCCATGCTGAACCAGCAAATGGCTGGCGTCAAAGGATCGGCGATCGAGCAGGCGACAGGGGCCGACTTCAACCAGTGGCAGCAGCTTTCTCAAGAGGGCATGGAGTCTGAAGACCAGAGCGATTCGCTTGAGCAGTTCAACGAGCATTCAGTCGCGATCATTGAACGACTTGCCGGTCAAGTGGCGAACCTTACCATGCGACTCAGGCTAGTCGAAGATTTGCTAGACCGTATTGGAGCAGACTGATGTACTTCAAGGTCGGCAGCTATCAGCACGACGACAACACGGTGACGGTCGCAAGTTTCAACTACCGACCAAGCAGATCCCCTCGCGGGAGGCGAATGACCACCAGAGTCGAGGTTCATGTTCGCGGAGAACTCCTGGCCAACCCGACACTGACCACCAACCTTCAGAAGCAAGACGATCTCAACACGAAAATGCTGGCACTGGAGGCGGCATATTCAACTGACTATCAGGACATCGGATTCTACCGAGACGACGGCGACGTTACTTCGATGTTCCTTCAGTCGGCACATTCGACAAGCCTCACAGGAAACGTGCTGACCTACTTGAATTGGGCACCTGGGGACGACACTGAGTTCTGCTCGAAGAAGACGTTTCAAGCAGGATTTTACAACGAGTTTGTGTCGTCGTACTCGAACGTCGTTGACTACCAGGACACGATCCAGAGGATCGGAACAGCAGGGCCAGTTAAGCGATGGAGGCGATACCCAGCGCAGTATGCCCAGCCGAGACTTCTCAACTATTACAGCACCCAAAAGATCGTCCACAGCGGCTATGCCGTATCGCTTCTCGGATACCCAACTCCTCCATCACCTCTTGCGTCTGGATGGAATTACCTAGAAGATTTGACAACCGTAGCCTACACTTCTCCGAAAAAGTGGGGGCAGGGATATGCTCTCTACCGAACAGCGTGGAAGTATATCTATGAGTTTCCGTACAATAACAACCTAGCCCCAGTGATTCTCTGATGCCGACGCAATTCAGTATCAATGGGTATCCATGTACCTCGCCGGATCTGCTGCACGCCCCTCGCAGCGAATCGATCTACGCACTGAACTGGTGGAACAAGGTCAACAGCATCGAGCATTTTCGTGGACGAAGGGCGGCGACAGCACACCTCCTGGTAGACAAACAGTACGTCGAACAGCTTCCAGCCGCACCAGCGACAGTAACAATTTCGGTCGCCCAAGACGGGGCACCGACGTTCTCTAGCGATGGGTGGACGATCACCAAGATTGAAGCGATCGAAGAGGCACAGGCGAATCCTGACCCAGCACGCACCTACTACGTTCAGTGCAAAGACCCAAGGCATGTTGGCGAGAATGCGTTCGTCGATAACTCTTGGCTCTTGAACGATAAGATGTTTGCCTATGACGTTAGCGCAGGACTTACTTGGCAGCAACTACTCAACGCACTATGGTTGCTCCTCCCAGCGACAGCGAAAGCAAACTCAACTACATGCCCTACGCTTGCAAGGACTCCGGTAAGCGTTCCTGAAAATCTGAACTTCGACGGAGTGAGCGTCTGGCAATCGATCTGCCAGGCCCTTGAAGCCTGCGGCCATTTCCCAGTCTACGATCTTGCCACGGGGCTGTACCGATTCGCTTCGCACAACGGTACGCAGACTGGACTGAGCGCACTACTCTCAAGCTACGAGCCTCTTATCAAGTGGACGGCAGATGTTCCGTACAACGGACGCAACGCACCAGAAAAGGTGAGCGTCGTCTTTCCTCCGGTTCTGCACACGAAGATTACTTGGGCCTCCTACGCACAGCCAGAGGCGATAGAGTTCAGCAGCGGGGCATCGGGAGCCATTCCCGGCACGAAGGTCAGCATTGTCGATACGACGTACACGGTCCTCCTTGACGGCCAAGTCTACAACACCACGCAAATCAACAACCGAGCCACCGATCTTTCGTACTCGATCTACGGCAAGGCGACCGCCAATTCCCTTCCTGGACTATCAGCCTACTCCCAACTTCTGTTTGATCTTGTTCCTGGAGAGCAGTTGTCGCGAGTCTACTACCACGACTCAAAGAAGAAGGGCGACTACACAGTCATCGAACTGTTTGAACCATTCGAGTTCGATCTACCCAAGCCGATCCAAAGAGCGTATTCGGTGATGGAAGTTGTCCTGGTGACATCCAGCGCGCCAGGAACAGATGGACTCTACGACGGAATCGTGCAGCGATTCGAGAACGGATCGTGGCGTGACCTATACGTCTGCAAGGTCAAGGACTTATCGACATGAGTTCTGACAGCAGTTCTTCTTCATCTGGAATATGCTCAATCACTCGCAGGCGGTACAAGGCTGTTCACCTTGGCAACACCGTTTTCGGTACTCGCTGCGGCGATAAGAAGGCGTCGAGGCGTGTGATGGTTTACGCAGGTCCATCGTCGGACGGATCGCCCCTGTTCATAGTCAACGAATGCGAGACGTTTACTCCGGGACTGAGATACCCAGGCACTTACCTTGGGGCCACAGCATCGTTCGTCCCAGTTTTTGAAGTCACTTGCTGCACTTGCAAGACGCCCCCTCCACCACCATCAGAGTCTAGTTCTTCAAGCTCCAGTTCCTCAATCCCGTCAAGCTCCAGTTCTTCTAGCTCCTCCAGTTCTAGCCCAAGCTCCAGTTCCTCAAGCCCGTCAAGCTCCAGCAGCCCGCCTCCATCGGAGTCGTCTAGCTCCCTACCGCCTCCTGGAAAGTCATCATCTAGTTCCTCAAGCTCGTCATCGTCCAGCAGTAGCGGTGGAGGCGGCGAGCCTCCTGTTTGCGGAACATGCACCTTGACATGGAACGGATCTGGATGGACAAACACTAGCGACGATTGCACAGCACCATTCCCAGGTGGGCCTAAATGTGCTTGCAATCCGCCACAATTTAACGGTGACTTTCCTGGTCAAACTGTAGTTACGAATTGCGGTGCAATATGAACTGCGCTTGGCGTGAAGTTGAAAGAGACGGTTCTTATTCGTGCCGAGTGGCAAGCTCTCTGGCGAGGATTGCAGACGGAGAGAAGAGGGCGGCAGTCATCAACGACGCTTGTGTGTTTTGCCACGCCCAGGCCGAGGCAATGGCACCGAACCATGTCACCTACTCCATTGCGATCTATCACCTCAAGAACGAAGGCAAGCTCGACATCAACGGCCAGCACGCCTA